CGAGGATGTCACGATGTATCTGACCTCACGAACAAAGTCTACTATTGCTATGCTCAGAATGCGTTTTTCGATGGTTTCCAAAATGGTTCTGAGATTGTCGTTTTCGATGATTTCGGAACTGTTAAAGATTCCATCTCACATCCGTCACCTGAGCCAGTGATACAGATTCGTGGTACCAATGGAGGTCCGTGGAGACCGCCCATGGCAGATCTGAGTGGAAAGGCTACAGCAGTTTTTGAACCGTCTGTTGTCATCTGGACTTCCAACCGAGAGTCGTATAATTGGGAGAGTATCACCAATCCCGAGGCTGTCCATAATCGTGTGCATATGCGCTACTTGCAAGAGGCGCATCCTAACTATCGCGTGGTTAAGAATCTTAATGGAACTGAAGTGGAATGCTTAGACGTTGCTAAATTTTCCCAGGATGTAAAAGCTGGGAAGGTGAAGCGAACCGACGCCTGGGTGTTCCATCGAAAATCCACTGAGGGTTCTGATCCATTTGCGATTATTAGTCCGCCCATGACTTTTGAACAGGTTCGAGATGAAGTGATTGCTGCTCTTAAGGATAAGCGATCGGTTGGAGCTGAAATTCTTGAAGACCGTGCCTCTTATTTTTCGGAGCTCGTTATGCAAAAGACTGGAAAATTGCCGACTAATTCGCAGCTTCCCAAGGTTTCTCTTGGAGATGTCCACTTTTCTGTGAAGTCTGAAACTGTGACTCATCAGGGGCCTCAACAGTCAGAAAATCCCTTTGAGGATGATGACGATATTGATGAGGCTGTTGCTGAGTATAGGTTGAAGACCAAAACAGAGGTGGAGATGTTAGCTGAGGAAAAGGCGACAACGAGCCAGGCCGTACAGAATTTGACCGAAGAGCATTGGGAAAAGTTCGTCGAGTACCTAGCAGCAGATCGCCTGGTGCAGATGACGCAACCTACTCCCATACCTTGGAGACAATGGTTTAATAGGTTCCTACCATGGCGTGCGATTGGTTTACCATCCCACATTAATGTCATCAGTAGTGTTCTTCCAATGCTCGAGGAGTTTGACAAGGGTGTCAAAGACCTCAAGGGGTGGATGGACCTTCGGGCCCAGACATGTTCACCTGGTTGGGAGAGCAAGATTGTGGACTTTAGTGTGGATGCCACTTGTTTGGAGGTGAAGCCTGGTTTTGAGGATGAGGCACTTCACGGTTTGCGTGAGGTGTTCCTCGGAATCATCTTCCAGGCCGCTCCTCCAGAGTTCAAGTTGGCTCGTATGATGAAAAATGGTATTGTTCGAGTCTGTTGCCATAGAGAGCGTGAACGCTGTCGGAATAGTCCCACGGCAATTCAGCAGTTTAAATCGGTTCTGCAGAGTGTCTATTATAAGGCTGAGAAGGTACTTCGGTACCCTCTCGACCCGCCCAATGACCTCCCATCGAACCGACCATTGTACAACATTTTTCGTAAAGTGTTGGCCTTTGGTACTGCTTTCTTGTTGGCGGGATTGATGATGAAAGTGTTTATGTGGCTCTTGGCGCCTGCGTTCTCTGCAC